ATGGTCTTTCGCTTATGCCGTTTACAACAATATCTACAAACTTGGGTATGATAGGCACGGGCTTCCAATCGAGGTTCATGTAGGAAGTATCGCCATTAACCGATATTTCGTTTTTGTACTTTTCAGGCGACTGCTCGCCCCTAGCGTATAATCTTAGTGTGTGGTAGCTTTCACGTTGAGTAAAGAATCTAGCAGAGTTAGATTGCCTAGCAAACCATTCGTTTTCAATAGCTTTTCCTACTTCTTTTCCATACTCTAAACTTTCTTTTTCCGCAATAGGCACTGCCTGACTTGGGAAATTAGTTCTCATTGAAGCTGTTTTGCTACTCATTTGTTATAATTTTAGACTGTATACCTTTATTGTTGTATTTTGCAAAACCAAACGGTATTTTTTTGTCGGGTTTCACTATATTAGATGGGCTGTACTTGTTTCTGTTGCAAGCCATTATNGCAAGACCTGAACTAATAGAAGCATCGTACTTTGTTCGCTTGTTAATGTCAAATCCTGTCCAATCGGTTAATGTTCTGTTAAACGGCATATTACCGTATTCACCATCGCCAATTAACCCTACGTGGCTATCTATGTATGATTCAATAGCGGCTGCGTGTGCTTGTTTAATGTCTTCGCTGTTGTTTGGTATTCCACCTACTTCTTTTTCAGAGTTGGATAGCTTGCTCCATTTCTTGTCAGGGCGGTTCATTGAGTAACCCCTATACCCCCTCCTTTTTAAGTATTTAAGTAATCCTGGTTTGTTGTTTTCGACAAGTATTGGCATACCGTAAAAAACAATAGCCATTAACACTTCTTCAAAGAATATTTCTGCCGTTTGTGGTCTAGCCACGTACTCTAAAAAGAAGGTGTTGGCAGGTGCTTCTTCCATGCTAAACTTTGTCAAGCCATGCAAAGCGCCGTTAGAACCTCTACCGTCTACCGTTCCTGATATGTCGTAGCTATCACACCCAAAAGCCCCTATGTGTTCGTTGGCAGGATATTTAGCACCATTTTTAAATAGTATTTTGTTTTGCATGTTAAGAGGTAGAATCCACCCAACTTTAAACCTGCCGTTTTTATTTGGAACAAACTTTACACGACTGTCCTGAATCCCATCTTCCCACATAAAACTACCTCTAGTTATTGTGTCGCTATCTTTTTCAGCACCGTTAAAGTCTATTTGCTGATAAATCCTAGCTAGATTAAATAGGCTGTTTTTTGCTTCATCCCTAAATGCGTGGTCTTCTGTTCTAGGGTATTGTCGGTAAAATTCGTTTAGTTCATCTTGGTCGTTTTTTAACCCTTCTACTTCGTTTTCCCAATACTCAACTGCGCCTACGTCAATCATTTCGCCATCTACGCCTAAGACAGGTTCGCTTGGTGTTTCTATTACAGGATTACCATACCTATCTATATAGCCNTCAAGGTTGTATTCCATTGGGATAAAAAGCGAATAAAGCCCTGAAGTTGTTTGACCGTTTTTGTTGCGCTTTAATACGTTTGAGTTGCGGTATATTTCTTCGCCCTCTTTACCCCCTTTGCTTTTGGCGTTACAAGTAGAACCCATCATGCACTTGCCAACTATCTTTTTTAAACCAAGTCTAAGACAAGTCTTTGTTACGTTCCAATTGTTCTTTATGTTATTGGGTTTTAGCCACTTAAACGCCTCGTCATGTACTAGCATTTTTAGCTTTTCCCCATCGTATGAGTTGTCGTCTGTGTTTTTCCAATCAATAGTAGTGTCAAGACCTTCTAAATCGTCATCATTTTCCCTTTCCCGAATACTTTTTCTAGTCATTCTAGTGGATGGGACACGATAAGATAGTTCTGTTTTAGGTCTATCCATACCATCTTGTATGGGTTTAAAGAAAAACGGATAGTCTTTTGATATGGGGACTACCTTCCCTGTAAACATTCTTTTGGCATCATCTCCAGACTTGGACAATATGCCGTATTTCGATTTCTTTGTTTGTGTAGCTAAATTTACTATCTCAGAAGCCGCTATTTGAGATAAACCTGAACGCCTGTTTTTGAGGAAGCACATCCCAAAGCATCTAGGGTCTATTTTAGCTGCCTCCCAAAAATAGTAAAGCACCCTATTTGCATATCGGTAATCGGGATAGCCAATGTCAATGTTAGACCATTGAAGAAACATATAATGACTTCCTGTGATATAGGTATCTTCGCCATTGTTTTTAAACCAAAAACCTTCACGTCTACGCCTTATTTCTTCGTCTATGTATTCGGTATGCTTCTCTTGGAACTCTTCGGGAAAGTCGTAAAACTCAAATACGTTACTAATGCGTTTAAGTTCCTTTGGTATTTCCTTGCGCTCCCAATACTGCTCCTCTTTTTTGTTACTTCGCTTGTATACCTTTTCAGCTTGGGGTAAAGCAATTTTTACGTTTTGTATTTCTACAATATCGCCTATCTTGCCATTATTAGAAAGTACAATAACGTCAAACTCTTCATTGTACCCCTTTTTAAAAATCTTGTCTCTGTTACCTCGTAGTAACTTGTCCTCCCGTATTGGGTGAACAATTTTCATTAATTCGCTCAGTANGTCTTATCGTTATTTATTATCTGCCATTCTTTCAGCAAAACCACGTCTAGGTTTCTTTTCAGATTTCTTTTCATCCTCTTTTGGATTGCCTTCTAATATTCGCCTTTCTTCGTCAATTCGCTTTAAAATATCAAAAGCATCGAATATGGCTAATTTTTTGGTTGCGGCTGCGTTTTTTAATCTGTCAGCAGATAGGTCTTCGTCCTTTTTGCCTGTGATAATTTTTTCTTCCGCAACTTTAATCAAATGTTCTACGGCTTTTTCCCCTGCTGCAATTATCTCTTCTTTTCGCTTATCTATGTCCATTAGTTGTGTTCCACTAATTGTGCGTCTGTTGGTGAATACTTTTCGTAAACCCCATCTTCTAGTTTAGCATATATATCTGTGCTTCTCATGCGGTACATTAACTGACCGTCAACCACAAATGAGTATTCGCTATCGGGAATAAACTTTACGGTATCTCCAACTTTAACTCCCATTTCGGTTAAATGACTATTCGTTACTTCAACAATGCCAACTTCTTTTTTATCTCCGTAATACTTGAATGTTTCTTTGTTTTTTACAGGAGCAATAAAACAGAAATCGCCAAACCCTTTCCAATCATCGCCATCTTTGTACATGAAAAGTAAATCGGGTTGACACAAATACTTATCTTCTGATATGTATGCAGCACCGTTCCTTTCGTTACCCCTCATATCATACCACCTGCGGAAGATATTGTGATGTACAATAACTTCCATACCCTCCTTGATGGGGGTTTTAAAAGCAGACGGAACAGACAATACCTTTGCGTTTCGACTAATAAATTTATGGTTAGCAATGTCTGTATTCATTACCAAACCCGTTTCTTTGTCAATATTGTCGTACCTGTCGCCCACAGGTGTTATGATAAATTGGTGTATAGATTGCATCATCTAAACTATAAAGTCTTCTGTTGAAATAACTGAATCTTTCCTAAAGTCTTTCCAAAATTGAACAACACCGTCTTTATCTTTTATAAAAATGTCGTACATCTCCTTTTCTTTGTTGTAGACGATGCAATCAACTTTGTTACCTCCATGCGTGGGCTGACCTACAAGTAGGCAAAAGCAATCCTTGTAGTCAACCCCTACACTTATCTTTCTAATTCTTCGCATTTTCGCTTTCGTTATCGACAGGCTTAATTTCTCCTGTATTAATATCGACGTTTACGCTTCCGTACTTTTCTTTCAAAGAGCTTCTTAACTCACCTAACTTAGCTTCCGCTTGGCTATGAATTCTTAAAACGTATTGTTTTTGAACTTCTAACTCGCCTAGCTTTTCAATCGCTTGACCTACCCTTGTGTAGTTTTCTTGAAGCTGTTTTAACTCTTGGTCATTTACCTTTTCAGGCGTTTTGCCTTTTCCTTTTGTGCTTTTTGCTACTTTCATTTTATTGTATTTAATTATTAATGATTATTACTTATTACTTTAGTGACGCTAAGGTGTGTTTACATAATCGCCCCACATAATTACAGATGTTTCGCCTATTTTTTGAAACCAAACAATGTCGCCTTCATTATCTGATGTTATTGTACCTGATGGTTGACCATGAAGTGTAACATTAGAGAAAATAAACTCTTGACTCTGACCACTCGTATTATGAAAGGCAAACCTAGAGTTCATTTTCATATCAGTAACAGCAACGTCAGCTATTATAGTTGTCATAGCTGAAGATGCGCTACGCTCATTTATTTTTCCTTCACTACTAGCACTAATGGTGAAACTTGAAGAAGTAGCATTGTTTGTACTATAAACTAATTGTCTATCACTCAACTCATCAATTGCTGTTTTTGCGTTTGTCGATTCAATAGAGCTTGAAGAATTATCATATTCAATGTCGATTGAATCTGCCGCAAAACTTCCGCTACCACTTGCGCTTGTAAAGTCTAGTGTCTTGTTTGTAAGTGTCTGCGTTGCTGTTAAACCTACCAGCTGCTCATTAACGGAAGCTGCATCATAAGTAGATGTATTCATCTTACCTGCAACTCTTCCATCATTGGCTTCTATATACGATTGCACATCCGTTTCAGCACCTATCTGACCAATAAATGGGGAAACCGATACATCACTAGAATCTAAACTTATCGTGTTCGTACCGCTTGAACTTGTAAAGTCTAAGGTCTTATTAGTAAGTGTTTGCGTTGCTGTTAAACCAACCAACTGTTCTTCAATGCCCGCAGGGTCGTAATCAGACGCATACATGAATTCGTTTAAATAAACTGATTCTAATTCTTTAATATACGCATCAATGTCTGTTTGGTTGATTATTTGACCTACAAATGAGTCTAAAACAACATTAGAAGAGTTTACGTTGGTAATCGTATTATTGCTTCCATTAATTGTTTTATTTGTCAATGTCTGCGTTGCCGTTAACCCCACTAACTGCTCTTCGATGCCCGCAGGGTCGTAAACACTAACGGGCATTTCGTCTTGAAGAATAGTTATTTGACCAGAAAAATATGTAGTCAAATCTGATAGCGTGTAGTTTTTGTTACCTCCTGCTGAATCTGTACCAAAAAGTTTATCTGTACCTGTTAGGGTTGTGTCGTTTGCGTATGTTGTTGCTTTAGGCATTTTGCTATTCTTGTTATGTTAGTATACTGCTTTAGGGTTTTTGTAATCTTCTTTCATGTCGTTTATCGCTGAAAGCATCATTTTATCGGTATATGTTTCGTTTTTCATAAATGGGTTTTCTCGATTAACAGGCAATTCCTCTTCTCCAAGCAATATCCTATATATCTTATTTACCATTTCATTTGTCTTTCGTGACGGCTTGTAGATATTTTTTTTGTCTTTGTTTTTCATCCAATGCCTATAAATATCTATCCAACCCTCTTTTTTTAGTTTGTGAAACCTTTTCTTTTCCCACGAAAGAGGTCGTTCGCTTTTATCGTAGCCATCTCTTCCAAACCTCTTTTTACAATGAAGAGCCATAAGCAACTCCACTTCGTATGTGGTTAGATTGTAGAAATAAGCCGCCCACCTCTTTACAACAATCCAATACATAAATATCTTAGATTCCCTTAAATCTTCAGACGTTAATCTCATAGCTTATAAGCGCAATGTCCTATTCTAATTACATAAAGCAAGTCTCCATCATCGGTGTTGCTGTCTACGCCACTTGCTGCGTTTTTGTCGTATAAAACGGTGTCGCCAATGTCCACGCCTTTAGCAAGTTCGCCTCTCATTACAACTTCGCCTTTAATGTATCGAACCTCTTTATCTTGAGCTTCGTTCATTTCAAGACCTGCAATGGTTCGCTTTTGCCCTTTTTTCTTTTTTACAATAACGTAATCTCCTAATCCTTCCATGTCTTATCTATTTATTTTTTTAAATTTTCTCTACAAAAGTCTAAAAACCTAGTAAGACAACCAATCATATCTTCGGTGTAATTGTCATATTCGTCTTTAAGTATTAAATCTTTCCCCTTGTCTCCCGATTTGTCTTTTAATACCGTTACCATTATCATAGTGTCAGATTCTTCCTTGTATTTAAACAATATTTCAGGATAGTAAGTTATTAGTTTATCTAAACCATCTTCCATATCTATTCCTCCCCTCCTTCTAATCTTATGTTACTAATTACGCAATTCGCAGAAGTGATTGTAGATACTACTGAAACTGCATTTTTAAGTGCTGACTTGGTTACGATAACAGGGTCGATAATGTTTTCGTCAATCATGTTTACGTATTCTCCGTTAATGGCGTTAATGCCCCATCCATCTTCAAAAGTAAAGTCCAAGTGCTTTTTAATCCCTAGTTTAAACATAAACCTTTCAAAGGGCGTATTTTCGCACATGACTTCGCTATTAATGTGGTCTACATCAAGATACCCTGCGTTTGAAAGTATTGTTCTCATCGGCTGAATAATAGCATCTTTAAGTATCGCTTCTCCCAAATCACTATCGTCAAGCACGTTTCTTGCGTCTTTAAGCGCAACGCCACCGCCTGAAACTATACCACCTTGATAAGCCGCTTTAGTAGCGTGTACTGCATCATCAACTCTATCTTTCTTTTCTTTTAGCTCTACTTCTGAATCAGCACCTACATAAACAACACCGATTTTACCTGCTAAAGTAGCTAGCCTTTTCTCTAGTCTTTTTTTACGGTAAGGGTTTTCTTCTTTTTTAATTTCCCCTTTTACAAAGTCTATTCTTTCTTTTAGCTTCTCTCCGCTGTTTTCAGTAACTAAAATAGTCTTTTTATCATCTGTAACGGACTTATCTACTTCGCCTAAACAATCTATGGTAATCATATCCATATCATC